TTGAGAAAATATAACATTATATTTATCTTCATTTAATAATAATTCTCTATCTGCTTCTAAATCAGTTCCATTATCATCTACAATTTGAGTATGTAAAACAAAAGCACATTTTTTAGCTTTTTCTTCTGGTAGTTGGTCTATAAAGTATTTATAGGCTAACATTGTATCAGGAATTTGTTTACTACGATTATTTCTAGAGTTAAAGAAAACTACAAATTCATAATCTTTTCCTCCAAAAATATTTTTCTTGAATTCAATCATGTCTTTATATTGAGCATGATTTTCATCAATTGGAAACATTATTTCATGATTTAAACCATGAGGAACATATTTAATTATTTTATTTTTTACTTTATCACCTAATACTAATTTATTAATATTAACTGTTTGCTTTGAAATACCTAATAATGCATCACAAGCTTCATAAAATGCTTTATTGTAATGAGGTGCTGGATAGTCATCCCAAATATTTAAATAAATAATAGGTAATTTTTTACGTAACTCACCTTCCATTTGGAATAACCAAATAAAATATCTTGGATCAGTAATAATAAAAATTGCGTCTGGTTTTTCAATTTGGATTAATGATCTTAATAATGAAGGATCTCCATAACCATTTACTGGATATAAAATTACAGATGAATCTGTTAATCCTGAATTAGTATTTGTGTCTTGAGATAAATCAAAACGTTTACCAGCGTCTGGATGTTGGATAGCTCCTCCAATATTAACCCAATTAAAATGTTGTGAGGTGTGTAAAACTACTTCTCGAGCGACAGTAGCAATTCCTGAATGGACTCTAATATCATCACATATTAGGAGAATTTTCTTCCTCTTCTCAGGAGGCAAATAAGCGAAACTTGAATTCATATAACTGTTTTAATTTATTATAATAACTATTTTTTATTTTTCCAAACTTAAGCCTGTATGACTGTGAATCATTTTACGAAATTCTTCATCAGTTAAGTATAGATGGATTGATCTATCTGCTAGTTTCTGAAATGAGAATTTACGTTTAACACATTCTACTCTAAAATCTTCGAATAATTCACTTTGTATTTTGACACTTGTAAGTGTCATATCTTTTTTTTCCATAATGTTGTATATATTGATATTTTATTATAAATATATACTTAGTTTAAGAGAGTGCAAAAGCACATAACTTGTTTGATGAGTATGGGCAGTATTTACAGTTAAACGCGCTTGGATTAGGGGTGTGTGATTTTTCTTTATATGTCCCATCTAAATTAAAACAACTAGTTATAAAATCATTTATAGCATCTAGTGCTTTATTTACTTTAACTTTACCACTCGCAGGCTTAAATTCTTGAATGTAACGTTGAGCATATTCAGCATTCTCATATATTTTACGTTTCAATATAACAAAGTTAATATCAATTGAATCTACAGGAACATTAAATTGTTCAGCAAAGAATTGTTTGTAAAGTATTAATTGGAATTGTTTATCCTCATCCTTTTTAGCCATATCATTCCATCCTCTAGTAGACGTTTTAAAGTCGATTATAGTGAATGTATTTGTTGGTTCGTGATATAATACAAGGTCTAAATACCCTTTATATAACACGGTTTTATACAGTTTATTTGGATTTAATACGATGGGTACTTCACAACCTACTAAGTGCCAACCACGTTTACTAAAATATTTTTTCTTGTTCTTCTTTAAGTAAGATATTATATTTAATCCATCTTCATAAAATTCTCTTAACTCTTCAGCACTACTAAAGTGTGTCTTAGTATTTTTCTTATATTCGTCAGCATATAAATCTCTTAGTTTAGTTTCAAATATATCATTTAAATCTAAAGCATCTGATGCTATATCACTTTCCTCATACATTACAGTAAGATATTGTTGTACTGTTTCATGCATTGCAGTTCCAAATATAAAATGGATTGAAGGTTGATATAAGTAATTACCTTCTTTATATTGTAATTGCCATTTGTGATTACAGGATCTAAACATAGACATTTGACTATACGATATAGTTTTTTCAAATCTATAATCAGTATCTCTAGGTTTATATTTCCTAATCTCTTTAACTATTTTAGGTAATTTCTTAGCCATTATTTCTTCCAAAGACCACGTTCTACTAACTGAGCTATAATTCCATAGTTAGTAATATCTTGATATGTATCAATTAAAGGCTCATTATTTACTTTACGTTTATTGATAATCATATTTTTCCAACGATTAACTTTATCATTTAGTCTATACCATAAACCAGTTAACGCAAATTCTATCTCATCAGAATTTGATAATTGAGTACCAGCTGAAATATTTGACATACCATAGTCTAAATGTTTTTTAGCAAATAATTCATATTGTTCTAAAATTATTTGTTCATAACCATCAGCAATAGTAGGATATTCTTTTTTTAATATTTGAATTGCTTCTGGCATTTTAGGATAATCAATTAGTTTAGTATTAAATTGAGCTGCTTCTTTAGAGTGATCTTTTACTTTAGTGTTGTAAGGTGCTACTGGTTCTGACATTTCTTTATTAAAATTGATTTCTCTGTTATTATATTTTTTAATTGGACCTGACATTATTTTATTTCTTTAATTAATGCTTTTTTTAATTTTTCCTCTAAACCTAACTCACTGAATATATTTTCCATTTCCTGTTTAGGTAATATTTTAATATATTCACTAGCTTCCTTTTTTGAACATTCAAAATAAAAAGCTATATGAGTTAATAGTTCAGGTGAATAAGACTTAATGGTGGATTTTATATACTTACTATATAATGGTTTAGTAGGTAAAATATTTAAGTAAACATTATATATTTGTTTCTTTTCAGCTGGAGGTAGCTTTTGGACTAAGTTTGTTAGTTCAATATACTTCTCATCCATACTTAATACTTTATGAGCCATATATGAGTTGAAATCATTTTTTTCATTCTCAGTATATGAATCCCACTTTGTTTTATTTACAGTAAGATTTTTTATAAAATCCCAAGGTGTCATTAGTCTTGTGTTTTGTTTAATTCAGCGTATTCTGCTCTTAATTCTTTAGGTAAGAAATCAGACATGATTTTTCCTGTCTTAATATCAAAAAAACATGGGATTGGAATAACACCATCTTCTGCTTGTCCTGTAATAAAACGAGATACTTTTCTTAAAATTACTCCTTCTTGGAATACTGAATTACCATCAGGTGAGGTAATTGGGGTTGTTGTTGTCAAGTCAATTTGCGCTTGAGGTACTTGCTGTTTATTCATTGTTTTCTTTTTTATGTTTTAACCAATCTATATAAAATCCTATTGCCACTATAATATTCATTCCAAATGAAGCTATTATCTCGTATATGTCTTCATAAATGTTCATTGTTAAATGAACATGACCTATCATCCAAAATGGAACTGCTAAATTTTGAGATATCCAAGATAATAGATACTTTGTAAACTTCACTCTATATAACCTTTTTCTTTAATATAACCTTTAATATTTGAGATATACAAGCCATAATATTTATCTCTTTATCAATTCTAAAATTAGATTGATATTGTGATTCTGAAATTAAGATGATTAATTCACCATCATTTCCTTTACTATACTCCTCTATTCTATCATATAATGATCTAAACAATTCATCATACTCACTTATATTTGAATCAGCAATAATTTGTTTTATTGTTTTCCAAGATGTAAGAGTAGGTTTAATAAGTTCAGATATTACTTTATCAATATAATTAGAAGCAATTAATACTGATTTATCTAATGTTAATTTACCACTATGTGTTGATAATTGACATGTGTTCAAAATCTTTCTTAGATCAGGATAAAACTGGTTTACTACAGTTTTAATTGAATCTAAATCATATTCAGTGTTCTCTTTTTCTAAAACAGTAACAACATGTTTTGCAACCTCACCTTTAGATGGAGGTACAATTTTTAATACTTGACATCTAGATTGTAGTGGATCAATAATTCGTTCTATAAAGTTACAAGTTAAAATAAAACGAGTACTCATAGAATAAGTTTCAATTACATTTCGTAAAGCGGCTTGTCCTTGAATTGTAATGAAATCTGCCTCATCTAATATGATTACCTTTAAAGGTTTAAATGAGGCAGTTGAGGCAAAACCTTGTACTTTTTCTCGTATGGTCTCAATTCCTCTCTCATCACTTGCATTTATATAGAGGTGGTCACAGTTGATATTGTTAATAAGAAGTTTTGCTAATGTTGTTTTTCCAGTTCCTGGAGGACCATATAGTAATAAATTTTGTATATCATTTTGTTCAATATACTTTGCTATTACTTGTTTTAAGGTATCATTACCTACATATTCGTCTAATGTTTTAGAACGATATTTTTCTACATATAACTTGTGCTCTCTCATCACTTAAATATAACATTTATTATTTATAAAGCCAAACTGACTCTATTAATAGTCTCCATACATATTAAACTTTTTAGGTGTTATAGGTTTAACCTCAACCTCTTCAGTTCTAATAACATATGCTTTACCACCTATAGGATTTAGTTTAAATTCAGCTTTTTCATTTGTTTTATCAAACCAAGCTTCTAATACTTCAGTTAGTGAATTATAAATTTCACTTGAACCAACTAGAGCCCACCTGTCACCAGGTGGAACTCTATTAGCTATTAGTTCGTAAAATTCTTTTTTACTTGTTTCCATTACATCATTCCATTCATCATACTACTGTAGTCAGGAGTTGAATTTTTATCTTCTGGTTTATCAACAATAGTACATTCTGTTAATAAAATAGTTCCGGCTACTGATGCTGCATTTTCTAAAGCTGTTCTTGTTACTTTAGCTGGATCAATAATACCTGCTTCTTTCATATTAACAACTTTTTCTGATTGTAAATCATATCCCATCCATGATGTTTCATTTTTAATGTCATTCATGATTTGATAGATTTTTTCTTGTTCTACACCAGCATTAGATAAAATTTTCTTAAGTGGAGCTGAACATGCCTCATAAACAATTTGAGAACCAATATCATTTACTTCAATTAAGTCTCTCATATGTAATAAAGCTACTCCACCACCTGGTACAATACCTTCTTCAATTGCAGCTTTAGTTGCATGTAACGCATCGTCAAATCTGTCTTTACGTTCTTTAACTTCTGTTTCAGTGTTT